GGCCTGGGCGTCTCGCAAGTGCCGGAAATCCTCTCGCACCTGCCCCACGCCGTGAAGAACGTGCTGGAATCCGGCGTGGCCACCGGCGGCATCTGCGCGCTGGTCATGAACTGGTTCCTGCCGGAGCAGAAGTAAGCGCAAGGGTCAGGCGACGATCAGGCAGGGAGCGCCCGCCCCTTGCCTGACATTTTTTCCCAGACCGCATATAATCGCCGTCTTCGCTTCTCCCGCGACCGTCACCACGACGCGTCCGCGACCAGCCTGCCCGGGTGGTGAAATTGGTAGACGCAGGGGACTCAAAATCCCCCGCCGCAAGGCGTGCCGGTTCGATTCCGGCCCCGGGCACCACCCCGCAACACCACCCCGCGCCACATTACGCCACCCTACGCCATCTTCATAGGCGTTTAGGGGTGCCGGTCAGAACCCACAACGCCACTCAGCGCCACACCACGCCACTGTTTTTGCTAATCTCGTACGCCAAACGTACGCCAGAGATTACGCCAATGCCCACTTTCCGAAAGCGCGGGGACTCATGGCGGGCAGAAGTCGCCCGCAACGGTCACCGCGAAAGCGCTACCTTTTCCACCAAACGAGAGGCCATGGATTGGGCCAACCGGCGTGAGCTGGAATTGGCCAACGTGCGCGCCGGCAAGGTGACGCGCTGGACCCTGGCGGACGTGATGCAGAAGTATGCGGATGAGGTCAGCCCTGAAAAGGCTGGCGAGCGGTGGGAGAAGGCGCGGATTTCGGCTATGAAGGCGGACCCGGTGGCCAAGATGGTCATGCAGGACATCGGGCCTGCGGATCTGGCAGCATGGCGCGACCGGCGGTTGAAGGTGGTCCAGGGCGCCACGGTGCTGCGCGAGATCGGTTTGCTGCGCGCCATCTGGACGCGGGCAAAGATGGGCGAATGGCGCTATGTAGACCATGACCCCTGGCCGGACGTTATCAAGCCGCAGGATAACCCGGCGCGCAAGGTGATCTTCCAGGAAGAGCAGACCGAACGCATCGTGGCCGCGCTGGGCTACGCCGGTGGCACTCCCAAGGACAAGCGCGAGCAGACGGCGGTTGCGTTCCTGCTGGCGCTGGAAACTGCCATGCGATCAGGCGAGATCCTGACGTTGGAGTGGAAGCACGTGCACCTGGCACGCCGCATGCTCCATCTGCCCAAGTCAAAGAACGGCGATGCTCGGGACGTGCCGCTGTCGCGGCGCGCGGTGGAGCTGCTTGAGGCCATGTCCGGAATTGATGAAGACAAGGTGTTCACGGTCAACGCAGGGCTGCGCGACACCTATTTTCGCCAGGGAAAGACGCTGGCGCAGGTGGATGGCCCGACCTTTCATGACGCGCGCGCCACGGCGATCACCCGCCTGGCCAAGAAGCTGGATCTGCTGGAGCTAGCGCGGATGGTAGGCCATCGGGACCCGCGCAGCCTCATGATTTATTACAGAGAAAGCGCGACGGAGATCGCCAACAAGCTGGACTGACCCCCCTCCGAAACGCTCAGCTACAATTCGACGCACCCAACGAGGAGGGGACCCCTATGGGCCTAAAAGAAATCCCTGGCGCCAGAAAGCGACGGCTATTGGAAAAGCGCTGGCCGCGTGAACTGCTGTACAACATACCGCCAATCATCGCCGCCGGCATCGCCGCGATCAAGCTATTGCAAGAGACAAAGCCCGACTATTTCCTATTTGGCTGCGCTGCAATCGCGTGCATATGGCTTGTTGTCGCCCTAATAGTTCGTGTCAAGGTAGCTCGGGGGGAGGATACAAAGGATAGCCCTGATGCCGTCCATGAAGGACTATACGCTGCAGTATCAGCCGTACATCACATGCTCTCCAAGTATTGCGCAACGCGGGAGTGTGGCGCTGACCTGCGAGCAACGTTCCATCGGGTCGTCCCCCCAGTCAAAGATCCGATGGAGATCGAGCAGATCATCAACTATGTAGGCGGTAGCGGCGAAGGGGCCGGGCGCACATTCCCGGTGAACGCTGGCATCACGGGTAGAGCCATCCGCAATCGGACCCCATTTGACATGTCGAGCGAAACAGGGACGGACGAACAATTGAGGGATGAACTCGTTAACGCATGGGGATACACAGCGGCCCAAGCTCGGCGGCTAACTCCTGGGCGCTACTCCGCGCTGGCCATCCCCGTTCTGGATGCTTCTAGACAGCATGCCGTGGGCGTGATCTACTTAGATTCAAGTGACCGTGCATTGTTTGCCCGTAACGATGTAATGGAAATAGTTGGCGCCGGCTGCGAAGCCATCAGCGATTTTGTCACGAAGAGGTATTGATATGACGACAGGCACTCCCCGCTCACGTTGGACCTTTGTAAAAGAGGCAACGGTCATCTCGAAACCGGATGCCAAGATCAAAGTGCGCCAACTTACCCTCACGGATTCTGGCCTACGCGCCATAACCAGCGGAAGCAGTGGCATCAAACAAGGTGCCCGTGAGGAAGCTGGCCCTCCTGCCCCGATAAAAAAGTTGGTCCCCGCTTAGTTAAAAGGAAGCCTTCTGGCTTCCTTTTTTATGGGCCAGTGGCGCCCAGCCCGCGGATGTAGCCCTGCAGGCCGTTTACCTGGTCAGCCCATCCTGCAGCGTCTTTTCCCACCTCGCCAAGTCGTCGTCCAAGGCTTTCAGCTCGGCCGAGACACTCTCCAAATAGGCCGATCCAGTCGGGGCCGGCACCATCAGATCCGCTGCTGGCGCCGGGTGCCGCGGCGTCCCGGGCGGCAAGCTGTTTGCGCAGCCCGTCAACACGAGCAAAAGCGGCATCACGATCACGCTCAGCCCGGGCCAGTTTCGCTTCGGTTTGCTGTCGCGCCAGGACGGCGCCTCGGTGTTTGGCATCAGCACGATCCTTTTCCTCCTGCCATGCCCGCTCGATGGCGGCCTGGCGCTTTTCGATTTCGGCCTGCTTGGCGTCGGCCCCTGCCTGATATTGGCTAGATCCGTACCAGCGAACGCCCAGGACCACACCCGCCACCAGCAGCGCGCCAGCCGCCAGCGCCACGGCGTAGCCCTTCCAGCCCGCTATCATTGCGCAGCCATGCACTTGGCATGCCTCTCAAGCTGGCGCGTCCAAACGCCGCGGCAGATCTTGTTGCCTGGCGTAGAGCAATCGAAGCCGTCCACAAAGCGCCAGTTCAGCAGCGCTTCGCAGGCTTGCCAATAGTCTCCGCGCAGCAACCAAGTGCGTGGCGATTTAGGCTTCTGCCAGTTGCAGCAGCCATACTGCCCGATGAAGTCGTGGTACTCGTCGTACTCGGCTTGGCTCAACTTCACGCCCGGCAGCGTGCGCACTAGGCATCGATGCTGATCGCTGCCCAGGTTGCGCGCCAGTTCCGCGGCCCGCTGCCGGGTGATGGGCGGGTCGGTCATGCGCACCGGCGTGCCGTCCTCGTATCGGGTCGAGCCATGGCCAATCGTCGGCACGTCGCCCTTCGTGGGGATCACGGGCGCCGAGGTGAACCCTTCCGAGGCCTGCCAGGCAGCAAAGCCGGCTGCACTCAGCGACAGCAGGCCCACCGCAAGCCGTTGGCGCAAGCTCATAGACCACACCGTTCGCGCAGCGCAGCAACCCGCTCCCTGCTCTCGGCAGTTTCCCGGCGATCACGACGGACCTGAAAATACAGGTTTGCGGCCAGCCCCACGACCGTGGCCACGCCGGCGATGATCGCCGTCCAATTCCAATCTGCCATCGATGCCACCAGGCTGGCGGCCCCGGCCACGGGCGTGGCGCGCGAGGACAGTGCGATCCCAAGGGCGTCAACGGCCGAATCACTGAACTTCATTTTGATGATCCTTTGGGGCATGGCGCCTCCTGTCGGTCAGGTATTGATCGCTCATGCCTGTCCCAGCCGCCGCGGATCATCGTGCAGGTACAGGCCGCCATCCCAGCCCGTCACAACCTCTTCGTCGGATTCCACCGCGCCCTCGGGGAGCGGATTTGTTATGTCGGTCAGTCCGTGGTCGACCTCGACCAGGCCATAATCCCAGTCGCCGATGTTGATGACGATGCCGTTCAGTCTGATGACTTTCATTTTGCGACCCATCCCGTATTGCCCGTTCCGATTTCTTTGACGTACAGCGTCGTGTTTGCCCCGCCAGATGTGCGCGAGTAGAGGCTGCCAGGAGACGCGGTATTTGCGCCTTCCGGGCTTGTGGCTCCTGAAAGCCAGATAGGACCGCCCGTCGCGCCAAGCCCGAGTTGTGGTGCGCGGAAGGTGCCAGTGCCCGCGCCGTAGGTCATGGACAGGGTGCCGCCGGAGCGCGACAACGCAGGCACCGTCGCGTCAGGCCCGAAGAACATCTTCCCGGTGCCATCCCAGAAGCCGACGACGGCGTCCGTGTCGCTACGGCGCAGCTCAATCGGGTTCTCGCCGATCAGCGTGCGGAAGACGGTCGGCCCCAGACGCTCGCCCAGCCCATCCAGACGAACCGTCGCCTTGCGCGTGGAAATGTCATACAGCTCGCCGTTCGTGGCGGTGCCCGCCGACATATGCAAGCCCGACACCACTGTGGTCGGTAGCGCGCCCTCGACCCTCACCAGGCTGTCGATCGTGCCACCCAGGTTGATCGCGCCCCGAATCGTGTTACTCTTGCCTTCGGTGCGGATCACCTGAATTCCGGGAGTGCCGGTGACCAGGTTATGCATGACGCCGGTCAGCGTGCAGCCGTGGGCCTTCCCCGACAACAGCACGTTCGCGGGCGCCGTGTTGCCTTCGAGGTACAGCCCGAAGAAGTTGAAGGAATAGGCTTCTTGCAGGTCGATGGTCGCGTTGTCGCCGCCGCAGTACTGCGCCACCGTGTTGATGAAGGTATTGGACGCAGGCACCCCAGGAGCATCAGGCGAGACAATCGCCTCTTTGGTGCATCGGTTGATGTACAGGCCATGGAAGGCGTTGGCATTGAACTCCGACCCGCACTTCAGGCCTGCATAGCATTCCCAGATCTCGACTGCATTGAAGACGTTGGACCAGGACGACACGCGCAGGCCATGCCCGGCGCCCACCCCACTGATTCGAACCTCACGCATCCAGCAGGATTTGTCCGCGTCGCCGACCAGACCGTCGTCCAGCGGACCCCTCAGTGCCACGCCTTCCGTGGTCAGCTCGTTCCCTTCGAACGACACGCCCTCAATGCCGCAGCGACGCCGGTAGACCTCGCCCGTCCCCTTCGAAAAGGCGAACAGCGGCTTATCGTTCGTGGTGTTTACGATGACCGATTGGCCATCCTTCCCATCGCCGCAAAGAACCTGCCCGTCCACGGCGAAGCTTGGAGTATCCGTCACATTCAAGCGTCCGGCGAAACGGACCTTCTTTCCTGTGGCCAGCGCCTTAGACAGCGCCTGCGTGTCATCTGTTACGCCGTCCAAAGCCGCGCCGAAATCCTTCACGTTGACGAAGTCCCGCATCTTGTCCTGGAACGTGCGGAAGATCGCGCCAATGCCAGCTTGCAGAAACCAGCCGAAGCCGCCGACGACGCCGGCAATAGCCTTGTCCACATAGTCCGTGACGAACGCGAACATGGAGCGCCGGTTGACGGCGTCTTTGTCCACCGCAGGGTCGGCCAGGTCTTGGATGCGGTTGTTGTTGGCACGGTAGCTGCCATGGCCGTTGATGTCCGTTCGGCCAAGCATCAGCACCCTCGATAACAGGGGATTCCCCGAGCCAAAGAGGCGCAGAAACTGCTGACAAATCATCGTCAGCTTGTCTAAAGCGCGCTCGTGTGACTTCGCGGGGAATGGGTCGTTCGGCTGGTAGGACGTTTCCTGGGTGACAGGAACAACGCGCTCAATCGCCAGGGTCTGGCCTAAGGGGTAAACCGCGGTCGTCGTGATGCTCCCGCCAGCCTCATTGCCGGTGCCAGAAACCGAGTAGTCCGTCCCAAGCGCGAGAGTTTGTTCGGCAACCGGCTCCCCAGACAGCGTTACGACCAGGTCTTGATTGCGAAGAAAATAGAACGGGACCGCGAACACGGTAGAAACCCCGTCGCAGGCATGAATAATCTGGGAATCTTGTGAAGGGACGGTCATGGCGCGCAACCTGGGTGGATTGCCCGCCACTTTCCACGCGCGCGCGCGCAGATTTCTGCGGAAAACCGGCCGAAGGCGTCCGGTGACTGTTCCACTCCAGACTGTGCCTCCAAGGCTCTGGTTAGAATTGGAGACGTCAATTACAGGAAAACTGACAATGAATTTCCGCCTCGGCGCTGGCTTAGACGACAACGTTGAAATCGCTCGCTATATGAGCTTCCCTACGTTCATGTACATGTTGGAATTCAGCAAGGCATTCATTCCCAGCATCGCCACTCTGCGTGGTGCACCAGGCAACCATGGCGATCCCACCGAAGGGCGATGGAGCCCTGTGGACGAGTTCATGCGTGACGGCAGCGCCGAACTTCTCGATCTATTGGTAAACGGCATTTTGCCCTCCGCTCGTTCTAAAGGCTCGTCCAAGGAGCCTCGACCCTCTCCGCCAACAGAACGAACGGTACTTACTGCATTCGGTCCCCGCACAATCCCCCTTGGATCCGATCATTTGCGGACTCTTAACAATCGGGAATGTGCCTGGATGGACGCATGGTGTTGGCATAAGTTCGAGCACGAGCATATGGCCATGTGGCGCCAGTATGGGGCCGGAGATGGCGCTGTCTGCGTCAAATCGAGTATCGGAAAGCTCGTTGATGCCATCAGCATGGAATCTGGGCATCAGGGCTACATCGGGGCTATGGTGTACACCGACCGGTTTAGCGGCACCGAAAGCAAGCACGAAGAGTTCTCTTTGTACCTGCAAAAATCCAGGGCGTATGTATACGAGGGGGAGATCCGTGCACTGATGTATGACCCCGCGGCCGACATCGATGCGACGAGGGATATGCCCGGACGGATAGTCCCGTTAGATCTAGAAAAAATGATCAGCAATGTAATTGTGCATCCAGATTCGCCTCCGTGGATGTTCGATCTGATCACGGTCGTCTTAGAAAAAAAACTTGGACGCGGCGCATCCCGGTCGTCGATCTATCTGGAAAGGCTGAACGAGCCATAAGCGCAAGCCCTTCCGAAGAGGGGCTGACCTATTCACCGAGGATGCGGCTGAACTCAGGTGCCCGACCAGGGGCGACCTCGCCGGGTCGCCAGAAATACTGCTGCTGGAACTCCTTACGCGCGCGCTGCTCCATGCGCCGCAGGTACCCGGGCGAAGCCATCTCCTGAAGCTGGTTGAACAGCAGCCGATCAGTTGCGGCTTTCGTGTACCAAAGGTTCGCGAACGGGGTTTTTCCCTTGAGCATACGCACCGCACGCGCGCCTACATCCGTTTCCTTCCCTTCTGCGCCGCGCTGGATGTTGGCCAATACCAGTTTGGTCAAATCCTCGATGTCGCCACCCAGCGGGCCGGCGGCCAGCGCGCCCACCGACGAACCGTACCGGGTGTAATCCTGGAACATCAAATCACCGAAGATTCCCAGGCCTCCGCCCTTCAGTAGCGCGCGGGTCCAGAACTGCGGATTGGTACTGTCCTGCGGATCGCGGCCGGATACCACCTCGCCAAGCTGGAGCGCAACGCCGCCGAGCAGCGTTGTCAATCCGATCAGCGCCGCGCTGTATCCGATCTTGCCGATACCAGTGGGCATGGACATCGCCCGCGCACCATGGCGCATGAGGATAGAAATCGGGAAAGCCTTGAACTGCAGGGCGCCACGCAACACCTCACCGCCCGCGGTACCCCGGCGCGTACCGCCATACAGAGCTGTCCGCTCACGCACTCCAGGCTCGATAACAGCCATGTTGGTTTCACCGTCGACATAGGCCATAAGTTCGGTTGCTGCGCGCTCGCGCAGCCTTGCAGGCGTCGTGCCTTCGGCATGCGCCATCGCTTCGAGCGCCTGGTCCGGAATCCGGTAGATGCTCTCTGCCGTCAGGACGGAATCACCCATGCCGCGCCAATCCTCGGGCTGTGCGATCTTCCAAACACTGTACGTGGTGTCACCGATGCCGGCATCCTTCAAGCGACGCGCGAGTCGAGCGTTGGGCGCTGCATCCAAGCCCCCCGCCGCGCGCGTCATTTCACCCAGGGAATCTAGCAGCACAGAGCCGAATGCCTGCTGCCCTGCTCGGGTCACAGCGTTCATCCCGGAGAACTTCATGACCGCGCTGGCCATGCCGCCGGCGTAGCGCGCAATCCTGCCAGACACCTGGCCATCCCTAGCCATGCCATCCATGCCCCAGCGATTCATCGCGCCCAGGTACTGATTGATGCCGAGACCTGAGCGGAGCGCAACCCGGCGGTCGGTGGCGTTGGCGGGATTGAGTGTCCGCACTTCGTTCGCCATCACCTGCCAGACCGGGATGCCATTGTGGATTGCGGTCAGCGCGTTGGTAGCGGGGTCCGTGATCGCCGCCACCAGGGACGCCGAACCCAGGCGGGATGCGACGTTCAAGGCGCGGTAGGTATCCATGCCCTCGGCCAGCGCGGCGTTGACTGGCGGTTCCTTGGTGCCGGCCGTGTTCTGGTACACAGTGTCCAACCATCGGGCCTTCCCTTCAATCTTCTCGGTGCGATCAGGCTCCCGCATCTTCATCTGCTGGGTAGCACGCTCGCGCCAGTACCGGAATGCCAGGTGAGGATTCGGCCCGAAAGTCTCAGTCAGAGCGATGTCGCGCGCTAGGCCTTCGACATGCCGCTGCATCGTCTCCAGAATTGTCGACTCGCTGTACTTCTCCGCATAGCGGATATAGCTCTCGGCATCCCTGAAGTGCAGGATCCGCTCCGCGCTACCATGGTTCGCAACCACCCCGCGTCCCGGCAGCCCGCGGCCCGGCTCTATCTTGTTGGCGCCATTGGTCGCGAGGGTCTCCCAGGCAGCCGAAAGCAGTTCCCGGATCTGGCCGTCCGTCATCAAGGAGCCATCCTCGTTCACATACCGGCCGCGATCAAGCCCCGCCAGCGCGTCATCCACCCACATGGAGCGCGCGGCGTCTCCCTTCAAACCGCCGCCGCCAGTGGCGACAAGATGCTGGCTGTGAGATTGTGGAAAGGCCCAGTTTTCCAGGCGCCCGATATCACCGCCGGCACGGTTGAACCGTTCGCGGAGCTGGGTGGCTACGTTGCTGAAAGCCTGCGCCGCCCTGGCTGCGTCCGTATCCCCGGTCCTGGTGCCGCGCAATTCGCGCGCAATGGCCAAGGTCTTGGCCGGGTCAGTCACCAAGCCCAGCAGGCCACCCTTCGCTGTGTCGAACACGTCAAGCATCTGACCCAACGCATGGTTGCGGATAACGTCGATGCAATCCGTGCCGGCAGTTCGTACGGGTGTCAGACACCCATGGCACTACCTTAAGATGCTAGAGGGTGCTTAAAAGCAGGCAGGCCAATCGTTTCCGAAGTGCTAAGTTGAAGGTTGCACCCAATCAACGTGG